TGCTGGAATCGGCATCGGCGATGTCGTCGACGACTTCGTTGGCCGCTTCGATCCACGCGTCGAGCGCGCCATTATCCAGCGTCGTGTCGAAGATGTCCTGCACGTCCGGGCGAGTGGTTCGTGGCATAGGTGGTTACTCCCGACGGTCAGCGACGGTCTCGAGGACGCCCTTCCGGTCGGCGGCCGCCTCGATTGCGTCGAGGTGGTCGTCGTACTCGCCCGTTTCGAGGTTCTCAACGACATCGCCCATCGGCGTCCGAGCGACGAACGCGGCGGCGTCGAACTCGGCATCGGCGTCGTCAGCGTCGTCGGTGCCGTTGACTTTGTCGACGCAGGCCAGCGAGTTCGGATGTCGCTCCAGAACCCGCGGCTCCACGTCAAGTTCGTCACCCTCGGTGTACTGCTCGCTGTCGTACCGGAATTGCGGCCGGTCGACGCGGACGCGAATATCGTCAGACATCGTTACGAGTTGATTCCGGTCAGCCGGGCGATGCCGCGGATGCCGTCCGGCGAGCGGCGGACGAACGGCGTCCGGCTAGAGAGCGTCTTGTTCCGGAGGCCGAAGCCCCCGTCGACCTCCCAGTTGGTGTTGGTGACGCCCTGCGCGTTGACGATCTGGAAGTACCGCGTGTCGTTGAGCAGCAGGAGCAGCGAGTCGCTGTCCAGCCGCGGTGCCGGCACGACGTTCAGGTAGGGATACTTCCGCTCGATGCGGTCCCAGATCGGCTCGTCCGCGGCCGAGGTCTCGTAGTCCTCGCGGTCGACGATGCCCCACTGCTTGCGCGGGACGAAGACCCAGCCGCCGACCTCCGAAACCAGCGGGACGTCGTCGGTGTCCTGGACGTCGGTCTGCTCCTCGACGGTGTCGTGGAGCTCCTTGAAGTCCGCGAGCACCTCGTTCGGCGTGCCCGTCCAGCCGTTTGAGGAGGCCGCCTGAATCACGAGATCGTCGTCAGTGTCCATCCCCGTGACCTGCAACGTGCCACGGTCGGTGTCAATGGTGCGACCCTCGCCGCTCCAGAGCATGTTGTGCTCGGAACGGTTGAGCGCCCGCCGTGCCTCGCGCCCGATGGAGGCGTCAAGGTCGTCGCCGAACTGCTGGGCATTCTGGAACTCCCGAGCGTCGAACTCGTAGTCGACGTGGTGAATCCACAGCGGGACGCCGTGCAGCCCATGGGCGGGCATCTCCTGCGTGCTCCGCGACCGGGCGTTCATGCTGACGTCCGCGTCGAGCCGCTCGCTCCGGAGCCGGTCGAAGTAGGCGTACCGGAACAGCGATGTCGAGACGCCGAAGCCCGACCCGAGCAGCTGGTCGATGATTGTGGACTCGACGAACTGGTCGTCGAGGATCATGTCGGCGTACTCTTGCCAAGAGTCGACCGTGATAGCCGAGTCGGCCGTCAGCTCCGCCTCGGGGCCCTCGATGCCGACCTCTTGGTCGAGCTGTTCCCACTGCTCGGGTGAGAACGGCGAGTTCGCCCGAATCTGCTTGAGTGCCTGTTCCCGCGTCTTCTTGACGGGGTTGAACAGCGCGGCCGCGTGCAGCTGCGACGGCGTGTCGAAGCTGTCGGCCTGCGTGCCCCCGTGCGTCGTGATGTTGCCCTGCATGGTCTTAGAGGAACTCCACGGTCACGTGAACCGGGTCGTCGCCCTGGCTCATCGTGACGCTGTCTTCCTGCGCGATTACGGCGACCGCCTCGGCCGGGGCGCCGCCAGTGACCTCGAGGTAGCCGTCAGCGTTCCACCCGAGCTCATCACCCTCGTTGTACGTGTCGTCGGTCCCGTCGGCGTCGACGTCGGCGTAGGCCAGGAGACACCGCGCCCGGTCGTGGCTCTGGAAGCCGACCGTCTCGGCGTTCTCGCCGCTCGCGTAGGTCTTGTCGAGCGGGCTCTGGTCGTCCTCGATGCCCCGACTGCCGGGGTTGCGCTGCTCGCGGACGACGCGCTTGGTCTTGGCGTCTAGACCGGCAGCATCGAAGCCGCCCTGGCCACGTTTGACGCCCTGTCCGGGCTCGAGGACTTCGTTCGCGCTGCCTTCGTCGTAGTCCTCGGCATCGTTGGTCTGTGCAACGACCGAGTTCTCAGTAGAAAGGGGTGCCATTCGTGCTCACCTCAGTAGTCCGCGGCCCCGGTCCCGTACTCGTCGAGGTCCTCGTCGACCTCCGAGTCGGTCCCTGGCGTCATCTCGGCCGCCAGGCCGGCGTTGCCCGGCAGCTGCGACGGCTGCGTCCCGGTGACGCGGTCGTGCTCTCGGTCGACGACCTTGTCGGCCGACGCCATCAGCGCCTCGCGGTCCTCCTCGTCGTAGTCCGCAGAGGCGGCGATGATTTCGTCGACCATCTCAGCCTTGCTCCGCTGCTCCTGGACCGACGCGACGAGATCGTCGGCGTTGTCCTGCGTGACAAAGCCCTGCTCTTTGAGGGCCTGGCCCAGCTCGTCAACGGTCATGTCGGCGAGCGTGGTCACGTCGTCGTCCGGATCGTCGTCCGGGTCGCTGTCAGTGCTACCGCCGTTGCCAGCACCGTCCGTGGAGCCGGCGTTCTCGGCGGCGAGTTCGTACGTCCGTTCGAGCACGCCGTCCTCCATCGCCTCAACGGACTCCTCCTCGAAGCCCGCGTTGGCGGTCAGGAACTCGACGTACTGCTCTCGAGTGTCGTCGTGCATGTCTGTGTCAGAATCGCTAGTCGTGTTGCTGTCCGAGCCGCTGCCATCCGACCCGCCGGAGTCGGCATCGCCCATCCCGCCGTCAGCGTCTGCGGCCGAGTCGTCGACAGCCGATGGTTCGAGGCCAACCGCCTGGAGCGTGCCGTGGACAGCACTCTGGACGAGGCCCTTCTTGTCGGTGCCGGCATCGGCTGTGTCCGAGTCGTCGGCAGTCAGCTCGGCGCCGATGTCGTGGGTCGCCGTGTAGGACGCCAGCGCCTGCGAGGGCCCCCACTCGGCCGTGTTCGACGGAGAGTCGCCCTTCGAGACGACCGACAGATCGCGGAACTCGATGTTCTCGGCAATCCGAGCGCCCGTCTCTGGGTCGGAGCCCCCGAGCGTGAACGTCGGGTGGACGGACACGTCGAACGTGCCGGCCCGAACACCCTCGGCGACGTCCTCGTCGTGCGTCGTGGCGTCGTACCCGACGGCCTGCTGACTTTCGAGCCAGCCGGCGCGCTGGACCTTGCCGACCGTTTCGTCAGTCGGCGGCGGATACTGCGGGGTGCCATTGTTGTCCGTCGGATGGTCGGTCGTGAGCGGTTCCTCTGCCTGAGTCTCGGCTGCGTTTCGGAGCTCCTCCGCGGTGAACAGGACCGGTGTCCCGTCCTCCATATGGAGGATGTCGCCCGCAGCGACGGCGAGACCCGAAAACCGCCACGGTGGGCCGTCGTCATCGCCGTCGCTGGCGAGCAGTCGCGCCGTTCGCGCCGAGACGCGAAGATCGTGATTTTCCATAGTGACTCCGGCCCAAGTCCTCGCCCTTCTCCACGCTCATGGAGGGTGTCGTACGGGGGTCATCGGCCACAGACCAGTTCGATTTACCTGAGTCAGGTTACGCCGCGGCCAAGGCCGCGTAGCGCTGCTCGGTGTCCGAGCCGGCGAACGCGCCGGTCGCGAACAGCGTCTGGAAAGCCGCCGGATGGGCTTCGACCGCCGCTGCAGCGGTTGCGCTCGTCACCGGCAGCAGCGCACACCGGCACTGCGGGTGTACTGGCGGCTTGACCGGGAACTCCGACCCGTTGACAGTGAACGACTCCGACCGGACATCCTCGATGGTCCGGGTCGTCCCCTCAAGCGCCTGGCACACCGCGCAGACATCGCCGTCGCCGGCAATCGTGAACTCAGCCTGGACCGTCACGCCGTCGGCGCCGAACCGCTCGTAGCGGTTGAGCGTCGACTCGGTGGAGGCGTTGATCGTCTCGGTCCGCGCCAGTACCGTCGCCCGCGTTTTCCCGACTGCGTCGACGCGGTCCGTGATCCGGCGGGCCATCTCGTTAGGGTTGACCCCCTCAACTATCCCGTCGGCCAGCTCACGTGTGGCCTGCCGGGCGACCTCGTCGGTGATGCCATCAAGTTCCGCGTAGTTGCGGGCGAACAGCGTCTGCAGCGTGTCCTCGTGGACCGGTAGGTTCAGCGCCCCTTGGACCGCCAGCGCATCCGGCGTGTTGATGCCCGCTCGCCGCAGATTCACCTCGCTATCCTCGAGACCCCGTTCGTAGGCCCGCTGGATAAAGCGGTTCTCGTCGCGAGCAATCACCGCCAGCACGTCCGAGTCTTGGACGTCGTCGAGCCAGTCCTCGAAGCGACGGGTCTGCTCGCCCGGTGACAGTGACGCGAGGTCGCCCGGCCCGTCGATGTCGGCGAACACCTCAAGACCGTCAGTGGCGTCGGCCGGATTGGCATCCGAGAGTCCGAAGATGTCCTCGTCGCGGACGTCTTGGCGAATCGCCGTGTTGATCCGTCCGAAGGCTCCCCGCAGCCGCTGCGCGTACGTCCGCCGGATCGTCGTCGTCCGTGTCGGGTCACCGCTCCGGTGGCGGGTTGCGTGCAAGTGCTCCGCCATGGTCAGTCATCGGACGGCGTGGAGAGCACCTCGAACTGTGCGACCGCGTCGCTGCTCTCGTCGAGCGCCGGCAGTTCGACGTTTTCCAGTTCCGTCGGCAGCTCGCCGGTCTTGACGAACGCCCGCTGCTGCTCTGGGGTGAGCAGGTCCTCGGCAAACGGCCAGGTCTTGAGCGCCTCGGCTCGTGTCTTCCGGATGTCGGCCCTGTCCGACTCGTCCATTTCCGCCAGCGGTGGCCACTCAGCGAGATATCCGCCGCCCTGCGGATCGGTGACGATATCGTACCTCCGAAGGCGGTCGATTATGGGCCGGGCAATCATCGGCTCCTGGAACCCGGCCCGTCGCTCACCGATCTTGCCGTACCACTCCTTGAGGTCCTGCGTCGTCGCTCGCTCACCCGTCTCGTTGCCCTTTAGAATCGACTGTGGGATACCAGTCTGTGCGGAGATCGCCTCGATATTCGGATCCGTGATGAGCGACGGGTCGATCTCCTCGCCACCGAGGCTCTTGACCTCGTCAGCGCCGTGCGTCTTCAGCACGTTCTCGAGGCCGTGCTGCCAGCGCTGGAGGTGTTCCGACAACTCGTCGCCGTCGTCGTCGAGCTGGAAGTCCTTGTCGATGTTGACGTTGATACCCCACGCCGAGGCCCGATAGGCGAGTTCGCCCGCCGACCCCAGCGCTTTCTCAATATCGATGAGATTGTTATGAACAGGGCGTTGTCGCTCAACGCCTCGAATTTCATCGTCGAGGAGTTCATCGGACGGGATGTGGATGACGCGCGTCCAGTGGACCCAGATTTCGTCTGGACCCTGCCGGCTCATCACGCCGCTTTCTTCCTCGTTCTCGTCACTGAGGTCGAGCTTGTAGCGGATCGGCTCACCCCAGCGGTCGGTACCTGGACCTCCGACCTTGACATCTTCGACCGAGGCCTCCGAGAACGGCCGGAAGCCGTTGATTCCATCAGGATTGCCGACTGGCTCTTGGAGCCCGTCAGCACCCTCAATATCGTCGAACTGGAGGACAAGGACACCGAATTTCCCGATTCCGGCGAGCTTGTCAGCTCGAAGACAATAGTGCCAAAGCTTGTGTTCGTCGACGATGTCCTCGAGGTCGGTTTCGAAGTCGGTGCCGTTCTCCGTCTCTGCGGTATCTTTGATGATGGGCGGTTCTCGCCAGCCTGTCTTCGGGGGGAGGAACGTGACGGCGTAGGCGTAGGGGTTTCGCAGCGCCAGCGCATAGAAGTCCTCAACGCTGGGGTCTTTATTCCAGTTGAAGACCTCGTAGTAGTCATCGTCGCCCGGTAGATTCTCGCCCAGCGCCTGCGCTAGTGCGAACCGCATCTGGTACTCTTGTCGGGTCGCAAGCCCGTCGCTGGCGAGCAACTCCTCAGGCGGCTCATTGTCGGCATCGTCTGTCGTACTCATGTGCGTAGATCACCACGTGCCGGAGCCGCTGGGGCCGCTATCCTTCTCGACATAGCGGTCTCCCATGATGGCGTACCGCGTCACGTCGAGACAGTGATCATCGACCCGGGAGGTCCCGACGTCGTCCTCCTTGTAGGACTGGAACTCTTGGATCAGCTCGGTCAGTTCGTCGACG